CATTATTTGCGACACTTGGTGAGCCAAATGGGACACTTGAAAAGGATGGTTGGGAGATCGTAAGAATTGAAAAGATAACTCCACAGGTGGTTCATAAAATGAATCAACAGAAGTTTTCAGATCCCAACGCTCCATCGGATTTAGACACAGACAATTACAGAGTTAGATTCAAGTATGTTGGACCAAGAGACAGCAGAAATAGACAATTCTGTGCTAGTATGTTAGCATTCAATAGAATATATCGTGAAGAAGACATTTCACAACTTTCTAACCCTGAGTTTGGTGTATATGACATATTTTTATATCGTGGTTCATATAACTGCCGTCATACTTGGGTCAAATTGATTTACAAGAGAGAGGGTAGAATTATCAATTCAGGATCATCACAAAAGGGACTTGAAGAAACTGAATCACAGTCAGCAATTGCACAACCTGATACCCGAACAGATGCTACAATCGCAGCGGCTGACAGAGGTGGAGGAAAAACAACACAATGGAAGGAAGGAATGCCAAGAACTGGTCCTAACTTATTTGCTGAGATTGGACCAAGAGGAGGTATCAAAGAATCAGATAAAGCACCAAAGTCCGATACACCTAATCCTGAACCAAAGGGAGAAGGAACTGCTAAGGGTGATGCGTCAGGTAAGAGAGGAGCAAAGGTATCTGCTGAACAAGAAAAAACTTTACAGAATAAGGTTGATGATTTCAATGAAAAAGATAGTAATACCAAGAATGGTAGAGCAACATTGGGAGCATTAAAATCAGTATTTCAAAGAGGTCTTGGAGCATACAATGTATCACACTCACCATCAGTTCAATCATCAGAACAATGGGCATACGCAAGGGTAAATGCGTTTTTGTATCTATTGAAAAATGGAAGACCTGAAAATAAAAAATATACCACAGATTACGATCTATTACCAAAAGACCATCCAAAGGCAGAAAAAATGTCAGAGGACAACCCTTGTTGGGAAGGATACGAAATGATAGGTTTGAAGGACGATGGAAGTCCGAACTGTGTTCCTATCAAGATGACTGAAGATGACTTCGCAGAATCAATCTCTGACTATCCTGAGGGTGTTAAAGATGCCGCATCCAAGGCTGTCAAATGGGCAGACGAGAATGGTTGGGGTTCTTGTGGAACTCAGGTGGGAAAAACTCGGGCATCGCAGTTAGCCAAGGGAGAACCCATTTCGGTGGATACCTTGAAACGCATGTATTCATATTTGTCCCGACATAAAGTAGATTTACAATCATCCAAATCTTATGATGATGGATGTGGTAAGTTGATGTATGATAGTTGGGGTGGAGAAGCCGCTTTAACTTGGTCAGAAAGAAAATTGAAACAATTAGAGAATATGAAAATGGTATTCTCGGTTGTAGATGAAGACAAAAAAATCATCGTTGGAGCCGCTATGGTGCCAAATAAGATGATACATAGATATGATAGTTTGGGAAATCTATATTATGTATTTTTCTCAAAGGAGTCAATCAAGAAGATGGCTGATAAGTTCTTAAAAGAAAAAAGAACTGATGAGACATCAATAGAACATAATGGTTTGAAGTTAGGAAGTGATAAAGTTTATATAACTGAATCATGGGTTTCTGAGGACGAAGTATATGATAAATCAAGTAAATACGGATTCTCATTACCTGCTGGAACATGGTTTGTTTCAATGAAGGTAAATTGTGATAAAGTATGGAAATTGATAAAAGAAAAAGCCCTTACAGGCTATTCTGTGGAGGGTCTATTCGCAGAAAAATCAGTTTTCTCAAAAGAAGACAAACAAATAAACCAAATAAAACAATTACTTAAATCAATAAAAGATTATGACAAGTAAAGAAGCAATCAAAAGAATTATGAATATTCTATCTTTTTCAACTGAAAAATTCTATGAGTCAAAAACCGAGCAAGGTGTGGCTATGAAAATGGAAGATGAATTAGAGGTAGGAAAAGTTCTTTATGTTGTAACTGACGAAGGTATGATTCCTGCTCCAAGTGGTTCTCACAAAATGGAAGATGGCACTGAAATCGAAGTTGATGAAATGGGTTCTGTTTCTAAAATCAAAATGGGTGATTACACCTATGAAACTGAAGATGAAAAATCTGAGGAGAAAAAAGAAAAAGAAGACATGATCGATGAAGAAATGGCTGAATCCAAAGAAATGGAAATCCAAATGGAAGATGGAGACATCAAACTAAAAGACGGAGGAGTTCTTAGATTAGCAAGCGATTCTATGGAGTCTGGCGTATTAGTTAAAAAAGTCGGTTATGATGGCACTTTATCAGCAATCTCTGATGGAACTTATGAAACAAGTGGAGGTAAGATGTTGAATATTGTTGGAGGTCAAATTCAAGGCGTTCAATCAAAAGCAGCATCAGAAGCCAGAGGTGGTAAGTTCGTGGAGGCAAAAACTGCTGAGGGAGCAATCGTTGATTCCCCAACTTATGATGTTGGAGAACCAATCGAATTAGTAAAAGAAGATGGTGAAAAGGTAAAAGCACCAGATGGAGAACACCAAGTGATGTTGAAAGATTCCGAAGGAAAAGAAGTCAAAATCAGAGTTATGGTGAAGGACGGAATGATTGTAGAGAGAGAAAATGTAGAAGAGAAGGCTGATGATTTTTCAGCACTTGCTGAAGCATTCGCTACAACAATCAAGCGTTTGGAAACCAAACTTGATGAGATGGCTAAAAAGAATGAGGTTCTTGAAGCAAAGTTTAGAAAATTCTCCAATGAACCTGCTGGTTCAAGAGTATTAAAAAATCAACCAATAAACAACGATTCTGTTTCCTCCACTTATAGTAAGGTAGAAGGATTTAGAAGGTTACGAGAGAGTATGTCTCGATAATTAAATAAAAATAAAATAAAAAATAAGATGAAAAAAAATCTTTCAAAATTGAATTTCAGTTATGATTTGGGTGGTCTTACAAGTTATGTAGATCAGTTAAACTCTGACATCATTTCAGAAGCGGTATTGTCCCCTGTAACAATGGATTATGTGAATGTCCAAGTTGGTATCAAAGGAACAATGAATGTCAATTTGCTTTCTGAAACTCTTTCTGTTCAAACAGGAACAACTTGCGGATGGAACAACGCAGGAACAGTAGAATTTACAACTGCTCCAATCACAGTTCAAGCATTAAAAGTAAATCAATCACTTTGTCTTCAGGAATTGAACACTCTTTGGTTAGGTCAGTATTTGAACGCTGGTTCATATAACGAGCAGGCTCCATTTGAGCAGGCTATCATCGACTTGCAAACGCGCCAAATCAAGCGTTTCAACGAAGATCTATTGTGGAATGCTACATCAGGATCTTCAACATTCTCTGGTTTCAAACAACTTTTCGCTAACACTGCTGGTGTTGTTACATTGACAGGTCAAACTGCTTTATGTTCTGTAACAGGTTCTTCTGCTGTTGAAAAAGCAAATGCTGTATTGGCTCAGGTTGATAACCTAATCAATTCTATGGATAGAAACATCTATTCAAGAGAAGACATTGTTATCTTTATGAGTGAGCAACAGTTCAAGTGTTACTTGACTGCTGTTAGAAATGTAAATAATTTCTACATTGACTCATCTGTAAATAAATTAGGTTCTGTTCATACAATATTACACCCACAAACTAATTACAGAGTGGTAGGGGTACCAGGTTTGAATGGTTCTAACCTTATCGTGTTAGGTCCTCAGCAGTATTTCTTAGTAGGAACTGACTTGACTTCTGACGAAGATTCATTCAGAGCATGGTGGTCTCAGGACTTCCAAGAGGTAAGAATGATGGTCGCTTGGAAATTGGGTACTGCTATCGCATTCCCTCAGTTCTTCGTAACTAACGGATTGGCTTAATAACCAACAAATTATGTGGAGGGGATAAATACCCCTCCACTTTTATACAAATAAACAGAAAAATATAACTATACATATAATGGCTTGTAATTTAACAGCAGGTATCCAACTTGGATGTAGAGATAACACAGGTGGTTTAGCAACTTTGTGGATCACAGATTATACAAATGTGACTTCTCTTACTCAAACCACAGGTGATACCATCACTGCAATATCAGGAACAGGAACATTTTATGAATTCCAACTTATTAGAACTTCATCACAACTAACTGAAACAGTGAATGCTTCGTTAGAAAATGGTACAGTTTTCTATCAAGGAGAAATCGTAACTTATTTCAACAAACTTGGTCAAGACAAGAGAAACATCTTGAAGACCCTTGCTCAATCACAGAGATTAGCAATTGTGGCGGAAGATAATAATGGTCAATATTTCTATTTGGGTCAAACCTATGGTTGTTTCATCAGTGCTGGTACATCAGTAACTGGTAAAGCATTGGGTGATGCGAATGGATACAATATGACATTCCAATATCTCGAACCAAATCCAATG